TAATGTCCACAAAGATAGAAGCGCTGCCCGGCAAACTCCTGAATAGTTTCGGAAAGGATGATTGGAGACATACAGATTGACCCTCTAGATTGATTGCCCGCACCCAACCCGAAGGGGTTAGAAACTTATGCGACGGCGTACAGAGTGTACTTGTGCCATCGGCATAACGCAACTCAACCAGTTGAACCTGCGTACCTGTCTTCATCTGTTTATAAGCGACTTTCCCGTACAACGAGGGGAGAAAGCCTTCAGTCAACTCACTAATCCGTTGCGCACCCTTTTCTGTGAGAACTTCAGTAAAACCCGGGAAGCAGTGATCTTCGGCGTCCGTATCCAGATCCTCTGGATTCTTCTCAGCGTGTTGTAAGTAGGGGATAGTTCTGATTGTTTGCTCACAAGACTCATGAAACAACAGAAGAGTCTCCTGAGCCGTTGAACCAGCCGAAAGACGCTTCCGCATCTGCTCCCACCCAGGCTGCCGGGCGTTATCGCCTCGAATCCAAGAGCACCCCTCAACAATCATCATTTCCGCAATCGAAGGGCCGCCGTTGTTTGCGAAGATCGAAGGGTCGGCTACGCCGTAGGTCAGCCTGCCCCCGAGGTCTTTTTCCCTTACTTTAATTCCCTGCGCTACCATATTCGCAGACATCTTCAACCCAGTGTTCGGCTTCCCTGTCCAGCCGTACCACTCACTATACTTGATTAGGGCGTCCTTAGCAAATCCGAAACTTCCGTCCGAGACAGCGTAGAAACCCACAGAAAAAGGAGCGCTAGAGCCCCAATCCAGAGCGCGAAAACGAGTAACATGCGACGGGATAACCAGGCTTCCGGAGATAACATGCTTTTCTTCAGAGAACTCGCTAAAAAACGTACCATCGACGCCCGACCAATCGCCTTCCAGCCAGGCTTTGACAAGCGTTTCAGAACCCGTTTGACGAAGGCGAAGGACATAGGAGGGGTCCGCCTCTAAGAGCTTCCGGTTATCTTTTAGCTTAGCGGGGATGAAGACTCGCTCGATGAAGGCCATGACGGTAACGCCCGGCTCAATTTCGACTTCTTCTTCTTCGCGGATGACGAGGTAGCCAGTCGGGCAGGGGTCGATATATCGGTCCTTCACCCAATGGTGCCCGGGACCGCCTGGGTTGCCGGTTAGGCGAACACCGCAGGGGACGCCGGCAGTAGAACGAAGCGTACCCTTCAGCTTCATAATTGGATCAGGAAAAGGGAAGTTGGTTACCTCTTCGACATAAAGCCGGGTGTAGTTGTGGCCTTGGTATTCTTCAGCATCGGTGTCTCGTTCGAGGTAAGCGAAACGTAGGCGGGCGCCGTTGGGCATGACGAGTTCTTTTTTCTGCTCATACCATTTTCCACCAAGTTTGAGGCAAAGGAACTTAGCACGGGCAATAGCCTCAGACAACTGCGTAAGACGGCGACGGACGAACAGACCGATTGCATTTTCGCCATACTGGAAAGAGTGGCTAATCCAGTCCCCGATAGAACCGTCCGTTTTGCCGCCTCCCCGAGCACCCCCATAAAACACTTCAAATATTGGGCACGTGACCAAATCTGTCTGGGGGCCTAATTGAGGCTGCCATATGATATTGGGGGAATTATTATCTGCCATAGAAGCTTCTGAGCGGTACTAGGAGGCTCGTTCCTCGCCCCATTAGTGGCGAATCAACACTAGATCATACCCTGCGATAACATCGAGGTTATTCGCGGAAGCGGCGCCGATTCGGACTTGGATGTCGGCGCCAGCGTTTACGATGAGGCCGCCGTAAGGCATTTCTTCAAAATGGTCGGCATTTGTCGCGGAGAAGGGCCGGCGGAGACGGGGAGAGCTGTTTAGGTCACGGACCCAAAGGGCACCGTCGATTGTTCCGTTTACAGCGCCGATGACTCGGCAGAATAAGCGGCGAAGGACACCCATCGAGCCGAAGGGGACGGTGTAGGCCGCGACGTTTGTTTGGGAGCGGCCGATTGGGGAGACACAGAAGACGTTGGCGGTTGTTACCCGGTGGCGGATGGTGATGGTGCCGAGGTTGAAGGTAGTAGCGCCGCCAGAGACGTAGCGAGCAGTGTGCATCCGGACGCCGGTTATACCTGTAGCAACGGGAGTTGTCCCGTTTAGGGTAACGGTCGCTTGCAGCCAATCGGTAGCGAGGAAGCTAGGGAGATATGTGAAAGTAAGAACGCCTGTATCGCTTGCGCTGGAGGAAAAGACCTCAAATTCTTCCGCTGCACCGGTAGGGAAGCCTGCGTACACGCCCCCGCCATTCCATACGTCTTCTGGGACGGCGGCAGTATCTACGTCGGTATTTCGGCCAAACTTATTCACCAGGGAGTAGCCAGGAAGCAGCCCTTGGGCTCTAGTGCTCCATTTTCTATTGGTTGGCTTGCTGTCTCGGATGGAAGTTTCGGATTTGCTAAGGACGCCCTGATTATGTTCCATGAGTGGTATGGGTGGACAGGAAAGCCTAACACTGGGCTAAAGATGTCTGCAAATATGGTGGCCCAAGGCGTGAAAGTACGGGACAAAGACTTAGGCGGAAAGATCACGTATGGTGTAGCTGACCCCTCCATCTTCGCTACAAACGGCGGCCCTTCTATTGCGGAAATGATGATCGTCGAGGGCTGTAGCTGGATTCGTGGCGATAATGCCCGGCAGCCTGGGTGGGAACAGATTCGTAAGCGTTTATCTGCGGGTACGACCGCTCAGGACACGCTACTTCTCTTTCATGAGTCCTGCGAACAGACTATTAGAACTTTACCGTACCTGCAACATGCCGAGAAAAATCCAGAAGACCTCGACTGCTGGGTAGGAGAAACCTTGGTAATGACCGCTGAAGGAGAGAAGCGAATCGACGCTCTTACTCTTCAAGACCGTATATTGACCCCTTTAGGGGCCTGTGGTATTCTGCGGCTGTATCTGTCAGGTACGGGCAAGACAGTTATTTTGACTCTTTCAGACGGGCGCACTCTCGAAGGCACGCCTGAGCACAAGATTCATATTCAAGGAAAAGGGCTTGTACCTCTCTGCGAAATCCAGCCCGGTGATTATCCTACGGAACCACCAAAATGGCTGACATCATCGAATACAATGGAAAAACTTATCGGCGTTACCCTGGTAAACGCTACTATTTCTCCGGTGGAGGGGGTGAGAGCCTTCATAGACAAATGTGGGCAGACGTTTATGGCCCTATCCCACCAAATCATGACGTACACCATAAAGATGAAGATGTTGATAATAACACAATCGACAATCTTGAAGCCTTGCCCGCAAGCGACCATCGCCGCGAACACATGGTCAAACGCCTCGCGGGTGAGTTGGGTCAACAGCTCGCGGACTGGCGCGATTCTCCAGAAGGTAAAGCGACTCTCCGGGAAAACGCCTATAAAATGCTCGCCAACACGCCCGAACGGACATTGGCGTGCCAGCATTGTGCAAAAACTTTCACAACAAAACATCCTCAGCAGCTTTTTTGCCAGCAATATTGCATGGAACAAGAAAACAAGCCCCTTGAGCTTACTTGTCCAATATGTACAAAACCGTTTGCAACGAAACGTAGCGCTAAAAAGCAAACCCAAACCTGTTCATATAAGTGCGGTTGGGAACTCCGTCGAAGAAAAAGCGGTGTACAATCTGACCGTAGATCGAGCACACCTGTTTTACGCGAACCAATTACTTTCTTCTAACACCGATGCAGAAGACCACGCGGCAGATTCTCTTAGGTATGGAATCATGAGCCGCCCGATTACCCGATTTGAGAAGAAGCTACCCGAACAAGGCATCCGCCAGGATGCAAGAGCCCTCCCCACCATCAACGAGCTAATCGCCCGACAAGCAAAGAAGAATCATGCAGCCCACACTCGGTACTGAAGCCCTGGCCCTAGCGGAAGAACTTACCTCGGAAGGGGTGGAGGAGCTTTCCCAGGAGCAGGTTGATGCAAGGAAGCTCGAATATGCCCTGAAGTGCCTTTCGGCTATCAAGGCCCGAGAGCAAGAATTCGAAACAACCTGGTGGAAGCGCGGGGAAATGGCTGCGGATATCTATTCCGCTGATGCGAAAAACCAGCAGAATCAGGAGGTCCCCTACAATATCCTGTACTCGAATACGGAAGTGCTGCTTCCCTCGCTGTACTCTGCGACCCCGAAGCCTGATGTCCGCACTCGGTTTAAGGGGATGCAGCTGAAACCCCTGCCGGAAGTGGTGGAGCGCTTCCTCACAATTGCAGCCGACCCCGCTAACCCCGGGGGTGAGTCTTTCAACGGGGCGATGAGCGATGCGGTTCTTTCGTCCCTTGTCCCCGGAATGGGCTACGTCCGCCTGCGCCTGAACAACGAAAAAGCCTTCCCCATCATCTACGAAAGCGGCCACTTCAAGACCCTAATCTGGGGGAAGGCAAGCCGCTGGGCGAAGGTGCCTTGGGTCGCTTTCAAATACCCCATGAAGAAGCAAGCGATGTTCGATCAATTCGACATCGATGAAGATGACCAAGCGGAATACGAGCCCTCTAGTGAAGCCGAGGATGAGAAAGACGACTGCTGTGTCTACGAATTCTGGGATAAAGCTACCCGGAAGGTCTACTTCCTCTGCGAAGAGTGGAAGGCTCGGTGTTTGAGGGAGGATGAGGACCCTCTTGGGCTGGAAAACTTCTTCCCGACCCCTGGTTTATTGCTGATGACCCTAAAGCCCGGGAAGCTTCAGCCGGTTCCTCTCTATACCTACTACCAAAACCAAGCTGAGGAACTGAACAGAGTTACCGTTCGGCTGAACAAAGTTCTCTCCGCTATCAAGGTCCGGGGCGGGTATAACCCCCTGCTCGGGGATACGATGCAGCAGATTCTCGGGGCGGAGGAAACGGAGAATGGGCTGGTCGCTGTGGCTGAAGCGGGTTTGCTGATGCAGTCTGGGGGCTTCGATAAGCAGATTTGGCTTTTGCCGATTGAAAAGCTGATTGAAGTCGCCCGCCAGCTCTACGTCGCCCGGGAGGCTTGTAAGCAGGTTATCTATGAGCTTACGGGTATCTCGGACATTATCCGGGGTTCGAGCGTTGCCTCGGAGACGGCCACCGCCCAAGACCTGAAAAACAAGTGGGGCACTGTCCGCCTGCGGAAGATGCAGACTATCGTGGCCGATTACGCCCGGGACTTTTTCCGCATGACGATCGACTGTGCAAGCGACCACGTTCCCCCGGAGAAGTGGCAGGAGATTATCCAAATGCCGGGAATCCCCTCTGCGCAGGAGAAGCAGGTAGCGCAGCAGCAACTCCAATACGAACAGCAAGCCCAACAGCAAGCCGCCCAAATGGCTATGATGACCGGGCAGCCTCCCCCTGCGCCGAAGGCGCCTGGTAGTGGGTTGGCTGAGAAGGCGAACGCCCCGTCTATTGAGGAAGTTTTGGGGAAGATTTCCAGCGATATGAACCGGACGTTTGTGGTGAATATCCAAACGTCTTCGACCATCGACCTTGATACCGCGCAGGATAAAAGCGAGGTTCAGGAGTTCATGAATGCGATGGGCCAGCTTCTGGCGGGATTGCAGCCCTTGGCGAGCCTAGGCCCCACTGGCATGGAGGCGGCGAAGGCTATCCTTATGTCCGTTTGCCAACGCTATAAGTTCGGTATCGACATCGCCGATGTTATTGGGAAGATCGAACCTCCCCCGCCCGCTTCCCCTGAAGGCCCCAGCCCTGAAGAGAAGCAAGCCCTCCAGGCGGAAAGCCAATTCAAAATGGAAGAGTTGAAAATGAAGCAGGCCGAAATGCAAATGAAAATGCAAACCCAGCAACAAGAAAACGCGATGAAGCTCGAAATCGCAGCCGCCCAGCGGGACCTCGATATCGCCCGAATCGCAGCCGAGAAAGAGAAGCTAAGCATCGACATTCAACTTGCCCAGTTGCGTATGCAACAGCAGAAGACTAAACTCGCGCAACCGGCCAATCCGAAGGAGAAAACAAGTGCCAATGTATGACCTTCGGTGTTCTGTTTGTGATGAGCGGTCTACGGTATTTCGGAGAATAGCTGATTATGACAACCTTCCAGCCTGCCTCTGTGGAAAACCAATGCAGCGTGTTTTATGCGCTCCGACAATTGTTGGGGAACTCGTACCCTATGTTTCCCCAGCCAGCGGCAAATGGGTTAACTCCCGTTCCCAGCAAAAAGAAGACCTCGCCCGTTCCGGCGCCATCCTCGCAGAACCTGGTCTTGCGCAAGATATCGCTCGAAAACGTGCTGCGATAGAAGAAAAGAAGTTCGAGCCTCTCTCCAAAGCTGTAGACGAAACTGTCGCCCGCCTCGTTAGTGAAAAGAAAATAGAAAGTTAATATGCCCTTCCCTGGATCAGAATCTGAAGAAACGTACTCCGAAACCTTCGCGGCTGATGTGGCCTCGGAGATCGGGGCCGACCTGTTCGATAAGCCTGACGTAAAAGATGGTCGTTTTGGATATCAAAACATCTATCGCAACGGGGAACAGAAGTTCCTGTCTCTGGAAGAGGCAGTCTCTCTGCATAACGGCTACGCTGTGATGCGCAATCACTACCGGACAGACCCAATGTTCAATAATGGGAGCTTAAGCCTTGCATTGCAGACTCGTCTGGTAGATAATGCCAGTGTTCAAAAAACAAGAGATGGTTCTCTGGTTGCACAGAACCGTTATGTTAAATTCGTGGAGGATGAATATGTCCGTTGAAGATTTTAAAGACCTGGCTGACCTGCCATTAGAAAAGCTGTTCAAACTGCGTGATATCGCCAAAGACGATGTTCGTCGCAACTACAATGAATATGGTGCCTCTCTTGATCATCTGCGAAAAGTTGATCAAGAGATCTCCCAGAAACTTGGTGGTAATAAGCAACGGGATAATACGGGAGTATAATATGTTTGAACGTATCAAGAACTTCCTAAAAAGCTTTGTGGTGGAAGAAAAACCAGAGGTTCTGGTAACTATGACAGTTCATGACTACACTGAGGAAAACCTGAAAGAAGGGCATGACCTCACCCTGCGACTAACCAACGGAGAGTATGCAGAGGCGGTAGTTTTGGGCGAGGGGC